GTACGGGACGGAATCCTTGTACTGTGACAGAGAACCTTCGTATTGGGCATCATTGGGAATGGCCACAGGAACCATGCCTTGAGCCAAATAGTCCACTTCATACCATGTATTGTTATCGGAATCCACAACATCAATAACTTGGACAACGTTGTTTTCAGTCAGTGGAATTGTGTAGTATGGAAGAGGATTCCCAACTACAATCTGGCGAGAGATTATCTGCCCCGAACTCACCGGACCTTGCTTCGTAATCAAGAAGAATTGTGGCGTTCCGTCGTCATTTCTCGAATAAATCTGTTCAAGTCTTGGAGATAAAGAGGAACTTACAGAGAAATCAACTGCCGAAGTCAGAATGTAATAGGCTCCATTATTATTGGAAAACTGTGAATTCTCTTTGACCGTAAGCATATAGTTCGAGTCCGGTTGAAAATTTCCAGACCCATTGCCTACTGCGGGGCAAAGCTGTTGTAGGTTCACTACGCCTGCCGCAGCCGTTACTGGCTTTATTTTGTATCCTAAATACCTTGCGAGGCTGATGATGTTCTTACGTTCCGTGGCACTTTGGAGTGTCGTTTCCTTGAATATGTAGTCCGTGTAGTAGCTGAGGACATCACCGACATAGGCAGCTTGTTCAATGAACATCATACCGGGAGCACTTGGACTGAAGTCCTTGTAAGTATTAGGATAATAAACCTTGGCAAAGTTAATAAGAGCGTCCCGCAATGAGGAGAAATCTCTATTAAGATAACGAATATCTTTGGAATTTGGTTTGAAGTTTTTAGAAGTTGTAGTTGCCATTGAATTATCCTATCATTACATTTCTACATTCATGTTTGATCGCATCATATCTCCAAAACTTTTTAGGATTTAGAATGTCTATTATCCTAGTTTGTCTGATTAAATCTTTTTCCTGTTGACCTAACCTGCTATGATATTTGGAATCATATTCTAGTACCACGTTATGTTCTTTATCATAACCATCAATATAAAATAAATCAGAATTGGTATAAACAGGATAATTTGGCTCAAATTTGAATCCAATTCTGTTCCACTTTTCCAATAATTCAAGTTGTCCTTTATCGGTTTTTCTTCCGATATATTTAGTTTCTAGCAATGCATTTATATGTTTCTTTCTAATATCGGGTTTATGCATCGCCATTTTTATTGCGTTTCGGTGTTTATTTCTAAAATCGGTATTAAGAAATGTCTTTTTTGTCGTCTCACTATCTTTTTTCCGTTCATCTACATTAGAATAACGTTCTATACCCGCCACAGATATTTTTTTTCTAACTATTAAATTTTCCAATGCTTTTTTTGTGGTTATACTTATCTTTTCTCTTTCTTTTGGATCAGAAAAACGTTTTAGAGAAAAAATAGATGCTTTTTTTCTTAATGATGGATTGTCATCATATCTTTTTGTTGTGGAAACGGATAGTTTTTCTCTTTCTTTTGGGTCGGAAAAATATTTTTTCATAGCACACGATTTGCATATTCGATTTTCCTTAACCGATTGATTTCGGATATGTTCTGTGGCGTGAAAGACTATTCTTTTACATTCTGGGCATTTTCTGTTCCATTTCATATGCTTTATACCTTATTCACGTCGAGCGTCAGTTCAACTGAATCTGACGCATTGATAGAGTCAATGACGAAAGTGACGACGATATACAGTTTATAAATATCTCGAAGGTTAGTACTTTGGTCATCATTCAGGTATTTAACGTCCACCGACGTTACGGAGATACCGGGAATCCACTGTGTAATATCCTCTCGAATGGTGTTTTCCACCTTTTTGGCAATGAAATCATCATTTGGTTCAAAGACAACATTCCATAAACGACATCCGAACGTCGGATTCATCCGACGTTCACCCGGTCGAGTCCTCAAAAGGTTAGTGATATTCATCCGATAAGCAGTCAAATTGTCGGTGGACTGCTCAAAATACCCCACCTGCCCATCTCGGATGGGAAATGTGATACCGATAGGGGTGTTTTTGACGAGAGCCATTAGTACCTTTTTCCTTTGGATGCTTCGAGGATTTTCTTCATACGGTCATAATTAGTCAATGCCTCGGTCACTGCGGGCGGTGCTACTCCTGCCCTTGCCACGTCCAATGCTGAAATTCCTTCGGGGATGGCTGCTAGAGGCGCATCTTGCCCTTCCCGTGGGATTATAGGACGACTTGCTTGTGGAGGCGGCATCATTGGACCCGGACCTGCGGCGGGCATCCCGGGGTTATAGCCGCCATGAAAGGCTGCTAACCCCGTCTGACGCTCTCTCTGATTCAAATCGGACGTGGTTTCATTCAAAATCTGATTCAAAACCGGGTCTTTGGCGTACTGTATAGTTTTGCGTGCCGGAGGCGGCGCTATACCTTCCTCAAATTCTGCTCTGGTTACGGGAGTAGCACCTGCGAACAGTTCTTTCAAAGATGCCCCGAATTCATGTGGGTCTTTAGGAACGTCTGGTAATTCAACTTCCTTTCCTACATAATCCTTGCGGACTGCGGCATGGACTACTCTCTCAGTGACTAATGATTTTCCGGCCATGTTCTTGAAAACCTCGCCGATAAGTGATGGGAGTTGCTTGCGGATTTCTCGTGTTACGAGAACCTCGATTATCTGTGTGAGTTGTGTGAGTTCTGACTTTTTCATATCCTATAAATATGGTGCGTGTTTACTGAAAGTTACGATGGACGATAACTCATTCCTTTGAATGTACCCGGGGTTCCCGTAGTACTTGAAGATGACGCTAATGTCGGAGGCGAATTTGGAATTCCATCCGGGGCAGAAACATCATCTCGTCCACCTGTCTTATTCTTATTGTCTATGGTTATCTTCACCGGGGGAGTTCCCTCAGCAATGGATGCTCCATTTTGACCATCGGAAAATCCTCCTCCAACTACGAATACTCGGCGGCTCATGAGAGTGTGCAATGCATCACGCATCATGGTAAGCTTGTGAATCTGAACTGGTGTTTGAGTTTGATGCGGTTGCTCTTCTTTAACGTCAACGTGATTACCATCGCCACTGTCAACCGCATAGGGGTGCGTATGGTGATGCCAATGAGTATGCGTAAGCAACCAACAACACAATTCGTATAACCAATTGACTGTTGTCTGTCCGAGAAGAACGGGTTCATTGGTCTCGTCATACTGCCCGAGATAAATGGCGGGAGAATTCAACACTGTCTTGGTATGCGTCGTCAGGACAATTTGTTGGTGAGCATCCACCGTGAATTCATTGTCTGTGCAAATTCCAAACCGTTTCTTGGAATACGCCAAAATCTCTTCGTAACGAGCCTGTAGAACAAGCCTGTCCGAGTTGATAATGATTTGGTCGCCCTTCATCGGATTGGGATAAACAAACGTGCTCGGTCCTTTGAACTTGGCAACTTCTTCATCCTTTTCATCGTGAAACATGTGCTTGTAGCAAGTCGTAACCCACTCACTAATCGTTTGCCCACACGTCATATAAACGGATGACCCATCGTGATTTATATTCTCATCAAGGTATCCACCCACGTTCTTTTCTTCGATGGTTCCTACTACTGTGGCAGGATTGGGACTATGCTTCAATGAAAGTGTCTGTCCAACCTTAAGCAACTGACGTTGGCGGTTACGGAGAATAAGCATTGGGTTTCCGCCATTTTTGTAGTCGGGATACTTGGGGTCTCCAACATCGTTTCCACGAGTCTTGTCAAACGCCTTCATTATGACTTCCGACCCGTGACGACTCTCTAACAATAAATCTCCCTCGAAACGGTGGAGAGTTCTAATCTTGGGATTGCCATAGAAATACTTTCCAGCATACCCGTGGTATCCTGAATCAGCTTTCCAGTCCGTGTTAGTCTGAATGCGCCCCGTAAACGGAGCCTTACTAAACAACTCGGTAACAGACTTACCCGCCGAGGCACCTTCGATGGTGAAGTCGAGGTTATTATTTGGCCAGTTTCGAAAATTGACTTTGCGGCTGTAGAATAACTGCCCACCTTGTTCACACAAAACTACTGTCTCGTTGATGAGTGGGTACTCTGTGAAGTTGTTCTCAAGAGGATATGCCCACTTGAGTTGGTCCTTCTCTGTAATCTTACCCGAGACAAGAGGACGAACCAAGGCACGCCCAATCCAAGTCAAATCGGGGTCTCCATCCGCTGGCGGGGCACCCGTTAAATCCACGGGCCATCGTTTTGTATCAATTCTCGTCTGCATCGGGTGTGCGCCCGAGTAGATGGGATGCTTCAAGTCCAATACAATGTCGAGAACAACCCCGAACTCCAATTCATGAAACTCTCGGTTTCCGCCCTTACCCGCAGTCTGACTTGTGGCGAGACCGTAACTATCCAGTGGTCGGGTATTCTTTGAACTGTCTTTCCAATAAGCCATAGGTTACTTGATAATGTTGGGGACGGGGATTTCATCAGTTTCTTTTTTGATGACTTTGAGGGCTTCGACGGCATCCAAGTGATTCTGCAATAGCTTTTCCTTTTCTGATTCGGTCAAGCCAGCGCCTTCTCCACCAGTCGCTTCGATTTGGGACGAGGCAATGCGTTGAACAACAGCAGCAAGTTTGATAAGCTGCTCATCGTTCTTTACCCCTACTTCCAGAAGTTCTTTGATTCGGGGCATGTACTGCCCGACATCGTTCGGTCCCTTGATAAGAGTACGCATGTCTCCGATCAAGGTATCAATCTGCATTTTCTTATTTTCACTTCTATCAACTACTTCCCGACACAAATCCTTAAATGTCTTTCCACCATATACTTCAAAATCCATATCACTCATAAATCTCCCATTTTTTATATGATTTTCGTATGCCTTGAATAATATATCCCACGCCTCGTGGATGAAGGCTATGTTTTGTAACAATAGTATGTCTATCACATACTTCCATTCCATACTCGGGATGATGAAAGTTATAGATATTATTATCCCACCTGAAATGTTTGTTTCCTCTGTGAGCCAATCCTAACTTTCGCTTATGTTCCTCAGTCCTCGGAGGTTTAGGAACTCCCCGTTTTGCTAAACTCATT